GTCAAACCGTTTTCGGTACTACAAATAAGAAAGACTTCCTAAGAATAGGAAGTCTTATAGAAACCTGTGGATTTATTTGTTTCTAATCTTTTCCAAGTGATTTACCTTTTCTGTAAGATTAGATATTTTATGGTTAAAGTCGGTCAGTGTTCTGACCTTATCTGCCCACACATGCCCACCATTACTGTTTAGATGCTCATGTGCAGCCTGTAAAAGGTTATCTATTTCCCTAGAGTGACCTTCAGCACTCAGCTTAGTCATAGCAGACCTGATGTGTGGTATCATGGTCTTCTTATGTGCTTCTCTAAGCTAGATATAGTGGAAAAGCATCTTTTTAGCAGTGGATAAGTCTGTACCATCAGTGTCAAACTTCTTACCACTATTAATATGCCCCACTATAGCATTACACGCTCTCAGCCAGTTTACCCCTTCATGAGAGTGAACTTGCCAGTGAACTCCATTCTTTTTAGCATGCTCTATGAGGTGTTCTCTGCTATGGGTGGATGATAATACCCTAAAATGATGATGCCCATTCATATAAACACCCCCTATCCAAAGTATTTTATCTTACCTTTACTGGTAAGTTGGAATTTATTTAAGTTTTGTTCTATTTCTTCACCATCTAGGAAGTAGGGTACATCCTCTGTGGGTCTATATCCCCACATGAGCCAAAGTGTACTGACCGGTACGGTCAACTTACGACCATACTTAAACCCATCCTCCCCAGATCGTACGTAGATGTTTCCATTTTTCTCGTAAGCCACTTTAGTGAGTCTAGGATTCTTAGATAACTTCATGGCTTTTATATTCATTTTACCCATCTAATCACTCCTCAGACCCATATTCATACTTAACAGGGATGTTATTAAGCTCTGCAAACATTTTAACCATATCGTGGGCATCTGACAACTTCTTATCTGTTTTCCAGTGCTGGGGCAATCTAATATGATCAATATCCCTGTCAAACTTAACTCCCCCATGAACTTGTGTCTCAAAGTAATGGTTATCATCATTATAGGTCTTTCCATCTATCACGGATTGGATAGCCCTTTTTCTTTGAGCGTCTGGTTTGTTTATTTTATTCCACCGATTTGTCCAACGATCTATAATGAGTTGATGAGGGTCTTCCATTGACCTAACAGTTGTCCCTTCCTTACCATAAGGAATATCATTAGAAGGTGTGGCAGAACCAGTAGTTCGTTTCTTTACATCATCTTTGAGAACTAAGGCTACATCACCTTCAAAGGTCATAGAGCCTAGACCTTTATTATAGAGATCAACTACACCATAGTTAGGTCGTTCTGCATGGCTGGCATCAGTGTACTCAGAACCAAACATATCCGATTCTATAGCTTCACGGTGCTCAGTGTCATAACCACGATCTAATAAATAGTCGTTCTGGAACTCTCCATCACCAGTTAATCTCTCTATAAGAGATAATCCATTAGGTAATTCCTCTAAAGGGTCGAAGTGAATCATCAACTGTGATTTCCTAGCACCATCCATAAGTTTCTGATACATACCCTCAGCTTGGTCGGCATCCACTCCAAAGTCAGTACATATAGCGGAAATAGCCCACTTTTTAGCTTCTTCTTCCCTATTCTGACTATTTCTCTTAGCAAAGTCTACCGCAAATGATTGCAGTTTAGACAGTTTAGCACTTCCGTAGTCCCCTACTTTGGCGGTGACACCATTAGGTTCCTCACCACCCATAGTAAATTCGTTACCCTGGGAAATGTATCTGGAAATAGCTTCATGTGCTCTCATCCAAAGAATATTAGAATTATCTGGAAGAATGTCACCTTTTTTAGTGGTTTTTTCATACTGTATGCCTAATTCATCAGCCCTAGCCATAACAGCACCCTTACCATGCTTATTACCTAGTGCTTTGACTCTAGCCTTGACATTATCTGGTATAATTAAATTAGCTTCTTCCATAGCAGCTTTACTACGAACTCTGACTCCGTTCAGCATACGACCTTTGGCTAGTTCTTTCTTAATAGTCTCTACTGCCCTCATCCAGTTAATATCTGGGTCTTTATTCTCTTTCCAAGTTACCCCATTATCTCTAGCCCACTCCATAACTGCGTCCTTCTCGTTACCCAGCTTATTAAGAAGTTCTAGAAAAGCAGTTTGTATTGGACCTTTACCCGTTCTACTCTGTTTCTTCTTAACATCTTTCTTATCCTCTTGTACTTCAAAAGCATTACCAGCCTTTATGTGATTCTCAATAGCTTGGTGTGCTCTCATCCAGAGGATATTAGAGTTTTCTGGTAGAGGATCTCCGTCTTTATTAAAGATATTCCATTCAATACCTTGTCTGGCTGCTTCAGCCATTAAGTATTGTTTGGTGTATTTTTTCTTAGTATAATTAAGAAATTGCTTTAGATTCTCTGTAATCTCTGCATTTCCACTATCTTGTTTAGGTTTATTTACAACTTCTTTGTTACCCTTTTCATCTTCAACTTCTACTTCATCTTTTAGTTTATCCTCTAACTCTTTTTTGAGTCTAGGATTTCCTGCTATTATGACTGGAACGTGTGATAATTTATGCTTTTTAGCTAGATCTAACAGGTGTTCCCCTTCCAGCACTACACCAGAGTCATTTATAACAATAGGGGGTAATCCCTCACCTTTATGATACTTTTCCTCTGCTTCTCTATAGGCTTCTTTATCTTGCTTGTAATTGTGACGATCGTTTACCACTCCCTCAGTAGGGTGGTGCCTTACAGGAAATTTGTTACTCTGGCGTTTTTCTCTTTCTTTTAGTCCTTCTTCATGATGTTTGAAGGTAGTTGGATTGTTTTGCACTGAAGATGTGGCTTCCATAGCTTTCTTATCATTAGGGTCTATCCATTGCATACGATAAAAAGTCTTACCATTCTTACCTCTAACCATGACTCTACGTTTGATCAGTTTACCTTTATTAAGCATGGCTTTAGATAAATCTATTTCTAGGGATACACTCTTCCAGGTATTTCGGTATTTTTGCTTAGCTTCTTTAACCTTATCAGGGTCTTTTCCCACTACTTTACAGGGTACATGAGTATGTCCCTCTTGCATAGCAGCATGCCAGCGATGGTGCCCATCATGAACATCATAGTTGTAACCTATCTCCACTGGGTCAAGGGGTTTATCGGCTTTCATTTTCTCTCTGATAGACTTAACCTTAGCTTTATCAATAGATTTATCAGTTTGATACACCTGTGCTAATCTATTTACAGGAACATAAATTACCCCATATTCACTTGTAGGAGTAAACGCAAATCTGTCTGCCCCTTTAGGTATATGAACTCTACCTGCTTTATCTAGGTCTATGATTAAGGAACGTTTAACCACCTTATCTGTTACCAAGTCATCTCTAAAGTTATGGAGTGACATACTGTCAATAAGGTGATCTAACTTATTCTTTTTTGGTCCCTTATTGCTATCTTGTCTTTTAACAGCTTTCTTTCTAGGCACTTATATCACCTCACACAAAGTCGTAGTCCAGATCTGTATTAGGAAGATGTTTTCCGAGTATTCTATCTAGAGCTATAAAGGCATAGGCACAAGAGCATGCTAAGTGGTCATCCCCGATTCTAGTAGCCCTCTCATAAACTTCCCCACCATCTGTTTCCTCTTCCATTATCATCCGTACATTTTTAAGGTGCTTAGTCAACATTTGAAGTTTCTCACTGTCCCCAAATGTCCTAATAGCTCTTGCTTTAAAGTTATATAGGACTCTTTTCATCTTAACAGTCTTGTCAACTCTAACTTTAGCACCGTTATCATTCCAAGAATCGACTACTATGTTCTTACCTTTAAAAGTATCCCAATCACAAGCATACGTTCTACCTGGAAATTGCTGAATTAAGTAACTGTTTCTATCAGCACCAAATCCATTATCCGCCACGATAACATCTGGATCATAGGGTTTTAAGAGTGCTGTAAACACGTTTACACAGTCAAGTGGGCGTTGGGGATTGTCTTCTACCCAATGTAGGTCTAAAAGGTCTACTTGGTCATCCTCTGTTAAACCTAGAACCACCATCCAGTTAACATATCCCCAGTCTATTCCAGCAACAATCTTCTTGTATTTAGAATAATCCCTGTAGCCTATTGGGTCTTGAAAGCCGATACAACTTAATACGTCTTGGTCTGTAATAATCAGACCTTCAGAAGCATAAGGAATTCCTATAACATAGTTATAGAATAACTGTTTAACCTTATAGTCGAATTGGTTTCTCATTACACTGTCAGCACTAATCCATACAGCGTCAAGCTGTGAGATATGGTACCCTCTGATGTCTTTTTTGCTAGGAAATTTAGCAACATATTCACCTTGATGCCAACGGTTCAATTCTTGCTTACATTTACTACAGATAAACATGAAAGTACCATCTTCTATGGTTTCGTTAATGATGTCCATGCCTTTTTCTTTGATTTGTAAAAGATTATCTTCCAATGTAATGACTTGCCAATGACCGCATTTATCACATTTATGGTGATAGAATCGTTGGTCACTCTTACTGAAGAGATAATCCACCCCTCTACCAGGGATTGTAGGGGTACTCCAACGCCTCATGAGGTTATATGCTGAGGACTTCATAGATTCTCGGAAGGCTAGTTCTACTCCATCTTTCATACGGTCATACTCATCCAGCCCAAGAAAGTCTACCGCTTGACCTTCACCTAGTGCTGATCCCCATGCAGAACGTAGGAACATCTGACTACCGTTTACTAGTCTTTTGAGCCGAACGTTATTCATTTTCTTATCTAATCTACTGTTCAAATAGTCAGACTCACCAAATATCGGAGTAATACGAGTATTACTAAAATCCTCCATTTGCTCTTTACGTGGAAAAGTATACATAGCACTGGTCATTGGATGGGTGTCCAAGAACCAGGTACACTCTGTAACAGCCATTTCTGATAGCCCCAACTGACGAGATTTCCTAACCACTTTGTCAGGATGCTGATCATTTAGTATATCAATTTGCCATGGCCTGTGTTTTATTGCACTTTTGTTACTATAAAAGGTTAATGGATTACCTTTTATATATCTATGTCTCAATGCGTACAGTGCCGGTGTTTTTCTGATTAAGGCTTCCTGTAGTTCTGCTTTGGTAAATTTGGGCATAAAAATTCCTCCCTATAAGATAAATAAATCTCTTGAAGGAGGAATTATACAATATTTATTTTGATGGGTCGTTCGGAGTCTTTCTAAGACTCAGTAAGTCATCCAATTTGGTATTAATAGAATAGAGAAGTACTTCTTTATCGGAAATAGTACCTCCTATACCTCTTTCCTGTTTAACTCTGGTGAGACCCTTAGAAGCGATATGGGACAGAAACAATAGTTCCCCTCTAGTAAAGACCGATAGCTCCTTAATAGTAGCCCCCTCAGCCTTAGGCTCAGGTTTTAGTTCTGGCTTGGGTTCATTGACAGGCACATACTCCACTTTATGACCCCCCTTAGCCCTACGCCTGATTTTCTGTAATTCTTTATAATACTCGGGAGAAAGATGTTTGTTCCATCTAAAGCCTACGGCTGTAGGTGTACGGAATTTTCTCCCATTACCATAGGACTGATCAGAAAAATGTTCAAAAGCTCTAAGTAAAGGTTTTCTTTGGCTAGCAAAACTAAATACTGTGTCTACTAATCTCTTATCCTCGGCACTGGTCCACGAATCTAATCTTGAATGTAGCTTAGTCAATTTTTCCACTCCTAACTGTATTGAGGGAACGGAAATCCCTCTTTGGTTTAAAGAAAAGTCAGAATGGAAATTTCTCCCATGGAGTAGCATTGCCATCACATAATACATTTGTAGACTTATCAACCCTAAAGAAACTAGGTCGATTTTTCAGAGAAATATCGGGATACAATGCCTTAGGAATCAGGACATCATATTTAACTGGGTACTTCTTCAGAAGCCATTTAGGGAACCATCTTTCCTTAAAGGCTTGCTTCCAATCTGAGGGATACCTGTACTCTTTAAGCTGTTCTGATGCCAGTGATACTCTTATCTCATACATGGCTCTTTCAATTCCATATATAGTTTCCGTCATGGAATATATAGCAATATTATCCCTTGATATACCCATATCTTGAGAGAATTTTCTTATCAAGTGCTCTACTTCTAATGGTACTTTTTCTACATTAAATATAGACATAAAATCCCCCTCCTGTTTATAAAAACAAAAGGGGAATCTTGTCTTTTTACTCTTCTTCTTGAATAGAACCGTAGTCTATGTTCTGAGCCATCTGTTCTAGCTCTTCTTCAGACACCTCTATGGTTTCTTCTTCCTGCTCTTTATCCTTCTTAGGGACTGAATTCTGATCAGCTAAGTCGTTTATATCATTTAAATCCTTCATGATCTGTCCCATAATATCCTTAACAGAATCATTACCTTCA